CCCTCCTCAGGCTGTTAGGAGCGCCTACCCCGCCACGTTTGAAGTGTGGGGAAATCCTAAATCCGTTGGAGATAGTGATGACTACCGAAGTTGTTCCTTTCCTGTTTGAAACTAAATTCTCTGTTCGTGTTGTCATGATTGACGAAAGCCCATGGTTCGTGGCTGTTGACGTGTGCAGTGCTCTAGGGTGCAACACCGAACAAACTCGTCGCCTCGATGACGATGAAAAGGGTCTGCATACTGTGCAGACCCCTGGTGGTGGTCAACAAGTGACGATCATCAACGAATCCGGGCTGTACTCGCTGATCCTGACCAGCCGCAAGCCCGAAGCCAAGAAGTTCAAGAAATGGGTGACGAGTGAGGTGTTACCCGCGATCCGCAAGACCGGACGGTACATGGTCACGGCAGTCTCCCGCCCCGGCATTCCCGACGCGCAGTGGCAGGACATCCTCACGCTGATCCGCACCATTGCCTGCTGCTGTCACTTTGATGAGAAGGCGAACAGCGCCCTGCACGAGCGGCTGCGCTGGCTGGGGGGCGTGCCCAATAGCCGACTGCTGGCGCCCGAACAGTTCGAGGATGCCAAGGCCGAACTCATCGCCCTGGGCGAACTGGCCGACCAGCACTTTCGTTCCTACGTGGCCCGCGATCAGGAATTCATCGATGCGGTGTTGCGCCCGCCGGTCTCCATCCGCAAGGTCCGCGCCCTGGTGCGTCGCCAAGCCCTGCAACCCAGTTTGAACGTGTAAGCCCATCTGAATCCAGGAGAACCCCTGCGCGTTCTGGCAACCAAGCGCGCAGGGCACACGAAAAATAGTTCACTTCCCCTATTGACACACTTACGAATCCGGGTTATCTTATCACCATGAAGAGCGGCATGGGGCCGCCGGAGGGGAAAGATGTTTAACGTAGCCGATTTAATGAGAGACCAGGACGCCGATTGGGCGTACCTGGCGGGCCAGGACAGTTTCAAACTGTCCTGGCGGAATTACGGCCCAATGGAAGCCGTAATTCCGCATGATGAGTTGGTTTCCGCCCTGAACGCCGCCAATGAGCAGGATGCGGCGGAATGGGCGGAAAACCTCCGCCTTGAAATACTCGGCCCGCTGGCCGATGAGCCGCCCGCCGCCGAATGGATGCGAAAATTTGACCCGCCGCTCGAAGCGGGTGAAGGACTCGGCCAAATTTTGGCCGAGGAACAATTTATGGAGCAAGGGATGGCTCTCTTTTCCGGTGATTCAGGGATGGTGAAAAAGCGCCGGACTTTGATCCGGCTGGCCAAGCCCGCTTTTTACGCAGAAGCGGGCGCAGAAGTATGGGCGTCCGGTTCCGCTCGGGCTTGGATATGATCCACCCCCCCGCCGCCCTTCGGGGCGGCATGAAGGAGATGAAAATGAGAATGAGAAAAGGAAGTTGGTGGGAACGAGCCCGCCGTGCGAAGGAACGCACGGAAGGGACTCCGGCCTGGAAGCATTATTTCCAGGCAGACGACGCCTTTGAGAAGGCGGCGGTGTATCGCCAGACCCGCTTCGGCCAGGCCGAGGCGGCCCGCTGGCATCGTCGCGGCGTAAGGGAATGCCTGGAAGGATTAAGGTTGGAGATGGAGCATCTATGATCCACCCCGCCGCCGCCCATCGGGGCGGCATGAAGGAGAGAACGATGACCGCCATGCTGAACAATCGCAGTAATGCCCCCTGGATATACACCCTAGGGACGGTAGGGAGAGGCATCAGGATAGACGGGAGGTTTTATACCGTCAGAGCTTGGGATCTTAAACAGGCCATCCGGGAGGTGCGAAAAGTTGTTTCTCGAGCTTGGTCTCTGCGGTTAATTCGTAGAGAGCGCAAATGACCCATCCAGCAGCCGCCCTCCGGGCCATGCGCCCGGTGAAGTCCTACACCTGCGCCCATTGCGGGCGTGGGTTTACCGCGTCCGATGCCAGGGCGCGGTATTGTTCCAACCGTTGCCGCCAAGCGGCGAAGTATTTAAGAAAGAAGGAGTCCCACCATGAAAAACAGTATCCTGCTATTGATCGCCCTGATGAGCAGTCCAGCCGTGGCGATGGAGTTTGATGCTAATGGCAAGCGCCTGGACAACCAGAACCCACCGGAGCGCCAGTATCAATGGACTGATCCACGGACGGGCAAGATCGTCATCAAAGCGTATCCGCCGGCTAATCTCGCCATGCGCCAAATTGGGCGGAGCAAAGACGGACTCATGACGTATCTGGAAGTCATTCCGGATGAATCCGCCTCGACTCTGGAGGCTACCATGGCCGCCGCTAAAATCTCTTCAAACGCGCAAGGGGGGCTTCGAGAAAGCGAAGTCTGGTTAGCCGGTGAGCCGGAACGTAAAGCGGCGGAAGAGGCGGCGCGAATCGCCCGGATTCACGAAATGGAAAATCAAGCCAAAGCCGAGGAAATGCAGCGGCGCGTAGATCAGGCGCAAACCAATTTTGATAATGCGGTCAAGCTGGGAATGCTCAAAGCGATGACTGCGCCTACAGTCATCACCATCCGGCATCGTCGCTAAACCTCAATCGTCAAGCTCGGCAAGCTGGGCGCTTCCCCGTCCAGTTTGCCATCCATCACAAAGTACCGCGTCCCTGGCGTACCCGCGCCCTTCAATTGCACCACGGAACCGCCCGGATACTGAATGGTGCATTCGCCATAGTCGGCACTGATGCACGTGCCAACCGTCCGCAAGGATCGCCCGTTCAGGTCTGACCAGCGTTTGAACAGGTTACGCATCTTCCACCTCGCGCCGCTCCAAGCCAATACTCTGCCGCACGCTTAAGACCCCGCCAGACCGTTGCGCCGTGATGCGGCAACTGCGGCTGATGCCCTTGAGTCCGGCGATGCTGACGATCTGACCGGGGGGTACTAGCGGGAACGGTTCGGCGGCATTCGGCGCAAACAGCGTCTCGGCGTCCATCTCCCAACCCGCGCCGGCATCCGACAGCGCATTCAGGCCGCGTTGCCGCGCCGCCACGCCCGCCTCATCGCACAATAGTTCGTCGGTGATCGGTTCCGCCGGTTGCAACGCCCCGTCCGTGCCGGTGATCTTGACCAGGGCCAGCGCGCCGTGACTGATGCCACTGACATAGACCCCGTTGAGCGGCTGCGTGTAGACCGGACTCTGGGTCAGACTCAGGATGGCGGCTTCTGGGATGAGCACATCCATCGGTTCACCATCCAGCAGCCACGAGGCCACTGGCCAGCGTTTGTGCAGGGTGATGATCTGGTCGGTGGGATGGGTATAAATGCCGTCGTCAGTCACGTTCGCCAGCCGGATCAGCGCCCCGATAGGGGTGTTCGTGCTGGTGTAGCGCCCTGCTGGTACGATCCAATCCTCCAGCAACCATTCCAGCGACCAGCCGGTATTCTCTAAGGCCAGTGTCGCCAGTTGCGTCATATCGCGCGCCTGAATCTGGCTCAGATTGCGATGCGGCGTATAGGGATCGTGCAGCCAGGCAGACCGGGAGCGGCCTTTGAGCGTCACCCGGTCTTGATTGAACGCGCGGGATTGACTGGGCACGTCGAGCAGGAAACGCCAGACCTGCCCGTTGATCGTCGCCTGCACTTCGCAGGCCAGCGGATTCGGTTGCACCAGCGCCCAGGCATCAGGCCCCGCGAGGGTGGCGGTCAACGCCCAGCACCAGCTATCAAAGTCGGTTTCGACGGTCATCGAGATCACTGGCAACGGCGTTAAGTCGGGCCAGCGAACCAAAGCGGCTGAGTTAATCACGCGATAACTCCGAGTGCGCGGCACGCGCAGGCGCGGCGCTTCGAGGCAGGGAACGGCTTTAAGGTCAAGGTGCACCACGCCTGCCTCGGAACTGAGTGAGCGCAGGCATTGCAGATTGAGTTCGACATAGCCGACCGGGGGGGTGTAAATCTTGCGGCGGTTGACGGGCGGGCCATCGTTCGGGCCATGAAAGGCATAGGTGGCTTCCCGCCACGGCGATTCCCACGCGTCCAGGATCAGCGGCCCTTGCTGCTGAATCTCTTGGCGGATGCCCGCAGCGACCGGGAGGGCCTCGCGGAACGCATCGCCGCCCTGATGGGTGAACAGGGTCAGACGCGCCCGCCAGTGCCCGGTCGTTCCTACGCGCAACGGGAGGGCTTCGCGATGACTGACGCGCGTGCTGGTGGTCAGACGCGGGGCCGGTTGCCAGGCTTCCGCTGTAGTCGTATCCAGCCGGAAGGCTTCGCGCCAAGCGGTGTCCCGCGCCAGCGTCAGACTATCGGCCTGTTGCCAGGGGGCGACGAGGCCCGGAGACGGCCATAAGGCGGCGTTGCGCCACGGGGTGATGGATGGATGGGCCAGCAGCGGCGCGGCCCGTAAATCGCTTGGTGCGCTGTTCTGCAGGGGAGTGCTGCACCGCCAGTCCGCGCTCCCGGAACAGATGACGTCTGACAGCAGATTAGGATCGTAGTCCGCCACCACCCCACCGGTGGGGCCGAGAGTTTCGCCTGCCACGGTAACCGGGATGGCGAACAGGACCACGACCTGACCCGTGGGCGCAAGGGTTTCCCCGGCAATGGCCAGCGCCCGTCCGGACCGCAAATCCGCGATGCCGGTGGGCGCAAGGGTTTCGCCGCCGATGGCCAGCGTGCGCGCCGGGGCGGCGGTCGCGCCCAGATCGAGGATGACTTCGCCGACCGGGCGGGTGTAGCTGGTCCCCGTCAGATCGAGGTCAACGACCCCTACAGGCGGGGTATAGGCCACGTTACCGCTCCGTCAGCACAAACGCGGTCACCGTGCAGTTCGCGCCCTGCGCCAGCGTGACGTTATCAATCTCGATGACGCTGCCGCTGCTGGTCACGCCCACGTCGGCATCAAAGATCGTGCCGGCGCTGCTGTCCACCACTCGCGCCCAACTGGCCGTGCCCGCCGTGGCCACCATCGCGGCGCTGATGGCGCTGGCGGTAAAGACGCCACTGGTCACCGAGCCGGCAGGATTCGGCAGGGTGAAGGACACCAGCAGCACCTGGGAGCCAATCGCAGTATCGGCATCGGTCGGGCGCGTGCCGTCGTAAATCCGCAGCGTACCGCCCGCCAGCCAGGTCGCCAGCAGTTCGCCGCGTGACGTGCGGCGTGGAGTCGCAAAGCCCAGAACGTTACTCATGGCATCGCCACCGGGGTCACTAGATCAGCAATGGCCGCATTGAGCGGGTCGGTCACTTCGCCATCGTATTCCACCACGGTATAGCCCTGATAGAGGTAGTCTATGTTGTTGAAGGCAAAGGAGCCATCGGCGGCGCTCAGCGTCTGGCGAATGATTTGCCCGGAGTTTTTCACCATCAGCGCCAGTGGGAACCGCCCGACCGCGCCCTGTTTCTTCGCCGTGCCATAAATCCGGTAATTGCCCTCATAGCGATCCGTGGGATACCACGGCCCCGTAATGTCGATGGCGATCATGCCATTACTGGCGGCCCGAACCACGGTGATTTTATGCCCCCGCAACTGTGGCGTGCGCACCCAGTTGACGTTACTCAATACCGTGCCATGCGGGACACAATCCCAATCGTGCAGAGAAAAGAACATTCCAGCCAGAATTCCGCGTGACTCATACGGTCCGCCGACACCATAGGTAAGTTCGATGGGCGAAACGTGGAAACACCCATCCGATCCGGCAGCAGACCCATCGAGCAACGACGTGCCATAGCCCGTATAAACGACGCCATAGCCGCGCCAGGCGCTGCGAGGGGGGGCATTGTAGTCGGGCGTTGCGCCTCCCGTGCCCGACGCGGCAGCCCCATCCATTTGCACTTGATTGGTGCTCGGCACGCCCGTGCCATAATTGGCGTGCAGGTAACAAAGATTAGGATTATTGACAAAGCCAATCACGTCATTAAATGTCGCATGGCGATAACCCGTTGTGCGCGTGCCGGTTGAATCAATGATCAGATGGATTGTGCGGCCATCGGCATAGAGCGACCAATGTTTAATGGATGTGGTCGATCCTCTAGGGAGACCACTGCCGGTACTGTACGCAAAGGTAGCCCCGGTGGTGATATGCCGGCCTGCGAAATAGGCATAGTAAGTATAGGCATCGTCAATCTGAAAGGCCCAGGGCGTTGCCATGGGACTCGGCTTGGTATAATAGGCATTGGTGCTGGTGCCGGTTTTGGTCCAGCCGACCGGGGCCATTTTAGCGATAATGGTGCCCGTCGCCGTGCCGTTAGCGATGCCCACTGCATCGAAGGTAAAGGAGTTGGCGTCGATGCGAGTGATGCGCTTTTTGCCATTGAGGTCCGCCGGCGTCGCCCCGGTGATTTGCACCACGGTATGATCCCAAAAGCCATGACTGGTCTTGGTAGCCGTCGCCACGCCACCCGATACGACGAGGGTGGTCAGGGTTTGCGAGTTGAAGCCATTGACCAGACAGGCATCCACCACGTTAATAAGGGCGCCTGTGGTATTGCCGGGCAAGGTGGGAGCGCCCGCCATATCCCCATCGAACCAGCACACTTCTACCGGGTTATACATGGCCGCTCCTAGGCGTTGATATTGCCGACCAGTAGCAATTCCACCTGATCCAGATCGCCAGTCGGTTGCGAGGGCTGAATCGCGCGGATGCAGTCAATCGGCCAGGCCGCGCCGATGATGTTGAAGCGCAAGCAATAGCCGGTACTCCAGTAAATGCCCCAGCCCGCTGAATCAATGGTGAACATCGTCCCGCCCGTCAGCGGATTGATTGGGGCGCAGTCCTCGGCAATAGTCCCTTCGGCGATGATACCCAACTGTTCGCCGATGACCTGAAACGACGTGCTGGAAGTGAAACGGATCAGAAACCGATCCTGATACGCGCCGGCATTGGTGACCAGGATTGGGTAATTGACATCATCGTATTGCGCCAGCGGTGGATCGCCGACCGGATCCTCCAGCCAGTCGCCGGTCCAGGTCGCCTGCTCAAACACGTTCGTCACCCGCGCCTGCAAGGTGCCGATATAGAGCAGCGGGGAAACCCGGCTGGTGGTCGCCGGGAAGGTATGGCTCACCGCTTTGGTGAGCGCCAGCCGGCCCGACAAGTCAGTATCCATGATGACGCTCAAATCCGCGATGGTGTGCTTGAACGCATAAGGCGCGCTATAGCCGGTCAGGTTCAGGTCACTGGCCATCGTCACGATGCCGGTTTCGCGGTTCACGCTGTAGAAGGTGGCGGGGAAGCGCAAGGCATTGGCATCTTCGATGACCACCCGATAGAGCCGCTCGCGGCCCATATCCACTTGTTGCGTGGGGCTCAGGCTATTCTCAGAGTGCGTCGCGGTATGATGCACCAGCGCCATTTGTCCCGTGCGATAGATCGGGATCAACCCATCGCCCGGCAAGCGGACGGGATCAATGCCGATGACGCTGGAATCCAATGGCATACTGACATAGGTGACGCAGTTGTAGAGCAGGGTTTCGAGGTCAACCAGATTCGGCGCATAGATGTAGCCTTCCGTGGTGATGAATTCCGTGGCGTACCAGGGCTTATCGGTATGCTCGACGGCGACTTGCTGACTGCCAAACGAGAGCGTGGCCACCCCGGTCTGATAATCAAACCGGCCAACCACGTTATCGCCACTGATGACGCCGTATTCGTTGGCGCTCCCCTCAAACACCTCGGTTGATTGATAACGGTTGACCCGGAAGCTGAACGAGCCCACGGCTATCGGG